TGGAATGCAACGTATGAACCCAACAAATGGACACGATCTGCCGTACTGGTGGTCGGCGGCCTTGGGCCTGTTCTCTTTGCTTAGCCTGCAGGATTACGTGTTTATTATCGGCGCGCTGGTATCGGCGTTCTTCACGATAAAAACTTACTACGCAAAACGGAAAGAAGAGCGTGAGCGTATGGCTGAGGAAAGGAAGCGAACCCAGCTGCTGGAAAACTACTTATCTGATGTAGGTAAAAAACCTCACTCCGATCGTCCGGCTGCCGCCGAGGTGGTTACGGAGGCAATGCGGAGAATTTCCGGTGGCACAGTTGAAACTGACTAAGAAAAGCGGCGCGGCGGGCATTGTCTGTTCCGTAGGAACGATCATCGCTATTGTGATGAATGCGGGACACGTCAGGACTAACGAGCGCGGGCTGGAGTTAATCGGCAACGCTGAATCTTGCCGACGAGATCCATATGTCTGCCCGGCCGGTGTGCTGACTGACGGTATGGGGAACACATATGGCGTGAAGCTTGGCACCGTTAAGTCTGACCAGCAGATCGCAGCCGAGTGGGAGCGCAACATCCTTGATGCTGAGTCCTGCGTTAACCGCTACGGGAATGGCCGAAAACTGTCTGACAATACTTTCTCAGCAGTTGTATCGGTAACGTTTCGTGCTGGCTGCGGAAACATGCGCACCTCCACGATGTTCTCTCTTCTCAGAGGTGGGAAAATCACGGCGGCATGCTACCAGTTTCCGCGCTGGGTATGGGGTGGCGGCAAGGTTCTGCCTGGTCTGGTTACTCGTGCAGGGAAAGAAGAAGCGCTCTGCCTGGGTGGTGTGAAATGAGCCGATTAACCGCAATCATCTGTGCTGTCGTTATCTGCCTGCTGGTTTCAATGGCCTGGGCGATTAACCACTACCGCGACAACGCCATCACCTACAAAGACCAGCGCGACAAGGCAACGGTCAGGGCAGATACATCGGAGGCGATCACCAGCAATGTGATCGCCACGATGAACCTCATCCGTGACATTTCACAGGCTACCCAGAATGCAAAGAACGAACTGGCTAAAAAGGGCGAGACGCGCATTGTCTACATCAGACAGGCGCTTGAAGGAGATCCGTGTGCTAAGCAGCTTGTTCCTTCTGCCGCTGCTGACAGCCTGCGGGAATACGCAGACAGTTTACGTTCCGGCCCCGGTGGTGCCGATAAGCGCTGACCTGACAGCAGATACGCCGATCCCCGGAATGGTGGTTCCATTCACGTGGCAGGCAAGTCTGGAGTTAAACGCTCAGCTCTATACGGCCCTCGGGCAATGCAATCTGGATAAGGCAGCAATTCGGGAAATTGAAGAGGCGAGAAAAATAAATTGAAATCGAGAAATGAAAGTAGTAAAAGTCAGTAATGCTGTGAGCAGTCCAGCTGAAGAAAAATCATTAAGTGTCAAAAACAAAATTCTGAGCCTCGGCAATCGCCGGGGCTTTTTTGTATCCGCATTTCACCGCGCACCGCAGCGCAATCAAACCACGTCGAACCAAACCCTTTGAAATGAGCCTTTGAGGAAGTCAGTTAGTGCTGGCGAGCCTCGACGGGCTGATTTCCTATGCGGCAAAGGTTCATCTCAAAGAAAGGTACACGCTAAGAATAATCCGTCAGTTATTCCGGCCTTCGACTTCCGCGAAATGGTTTTGCCATCTAACGGAAAGGTCATCACGACGTCCATGAAGATCGCCCGCTATTTCGGCAAGGCGCATAAAAACGTTCTTCGCACTATCAAGCGGCTGGAGTCTGATTGCTCCCCTGACTTTAACCGGCTCAATTTTGAGCCCGTTGAATACCTCGATAAAAAAGGCGAGATGCGCCTGATGTACAACATCACGAAAGATGGCTGGATGATGCTTGTAATGGGTTTCACTGGAAAGACGGCGACCGCGATTAAAGAGCAATATATCGCTGCCTTTAACTGGATGGCTGAGCAGCTAAACCGACGCATGGCGATGGGTGAAGAAATGCAACATCGCTACGCCATCAAAGAAACGCGCTCAAAGTTGAAAGGCACGATCGGCAGTCGGTTGATGAACGAGAGGAAGAAAGAGAAGCGCGTTCTGGAGTTCGAGCATGAGTACATCATGCAGGTAACACAGCCTGAATTGCTGATCGGATAAGCCATTACAAAGCTCATCTGCGGGTGGGCTTGATAATGGTAATCAACTCTTGCACTACACTCATTCTGCTATCAACAAGCAGAGGAAATATCATGAGTGAAAAACCGCTTGCATACATAGAGGACGACGGTGATCTGGTGGTCATTGATGTATACGATTCAAAGGTTCACGTTGCGTTAGCGAGTATTGAAACGCCAGAGCATGTTGTTCAGCAGATATGGCGGCTATCGACAAAGAACAATTACGAAAGCGAAGCGCTTAAACAGGCAATCGAGATTATGTCCAAGAAAGTTGGGCTGATGGGGCCTGGTGGCGATTGGGTCGGTAACGGTTAAAGCGCTTCGAAATAATAATAGCCGCCTCCGGGCGGTTATTTATTGCCACATGAATCGTGTCGTTTGTGGGGTAAAGGTTATAGTCGCTTCGCGCCAGTTTTCTTCGTTAAGAATTTTCTCTATGCAGTGTGTGGCGTAAAGGTTATCTGGTGGAGTAAAGGATGTATATTCGCTTTCGCTGCTTAACTTGAAGTCATGTATGGCTGCAATTGCTATGCGTCCTTCACTATCGATGTTACGGAAGCATGAAATTCTCGCCTCATAAAACTCGTCTGGCAAAGCTTCTAACATGCAACCGGTAGCCCACTGCAATAGCTGTTCATCTGAATACTCGGGCTCGACGGTCAGCGCCGTCTGCTGCTTGCTTATGAGCCGCTTGAATGTGTTGAGAAAGGAAAACATACCACCTCCTTGGTTTTGCAAAATTAACATATCACCATCACCATATGCAGTTCCATCGTAATGGCAATATCCCCACTAGCGGATAAAGAGGCTATCCATGCCAGACATCTACCAAATCACGCTAACCACCCAAACAGGCGAAACCTTCACGGGCAAGATGTCACGACGTCAGCCTGAGCTGGTTAATGGATTTGTGCCGCTGGCGACGGAAACGGGGCAGTGGCTGTACTTCGCTCCTGCCGACGTTAAGCGCGTGGAGTTCACGCCGATTGATTCGGCAATCGGCGATAAGCTGGATGCTGATTTAGGACAATAATCAATGCATATTATTATTGACCTAATAACTTACATCAAACTCAAGAACCTCATCCATTGAGTTTATGAGGATTGCACAGTGAATCACAGTAGTATTCGCTCTGGCATTATTATCCTTGAGGATTCTTTTGAAGAGACTTGTAACCGCTTTGAGCGCTTTACTTCTCTTTGATGGTAGGGTTCCTTCGCCGACATCTATCGATCCTTTGACTGTTGTCTCTACCATACTTAATTTATCCCAGCCATAAAATGGATCGTGAAGGCCATCCTCTAAATCAATAATTCGGTTTATTGTAAGCTCATGAATGTTATCGCGAACATCATTGGCTTTATCTTGATCCCAACTTCTTCCAACGTTTTGAACGGAGTAAGTGAGTAAAAATTGGTGAAACATAAGTCCCTCTACTTGTTGTTTATCAGAACAATCCTATTTGAGGGTGTTTTTTGTCAGTTCAATGGTTCACACAAAAAATTTAAAAATGCAGGCAAAGTATGAATAGGCCTTATCCTCCAGTTAGCTTCATCGTTTCCGACAACTGGCAGCCATACACCAGGCTGATCCCCGCTAACGAAGTGCATGAGTGGGTAAACCGGCAAATTCTCAGCGATACCGGCAGCATCCATAGCCCTGACCACGAACACCTGCTAGAGGCTGATATCTGCTTCATGTGGGCGTCTGATTCATTCGCGAAGAAGGGGCGCTACGTTCTCGGTCAAGCCGAACAGGTAATGCTCCGCGCAGGTGGATGGCAGAAAGCCAGAATGGAACAGCAGATGCATGAATGGTTCGGGCGAATACCGAAGTTCATCATCACGCTGGCAGCCGATTACTGCTCGCAGTGCAGTGACCTCGAGTTCTGCGCTCTGGTAGAGCATGAGCTTTACCACATCGCACAGGCCACTGATGATTTCGGCGCTCCGAAGTTCAACAAAGAGACCGGGCAGCCAGTGCTGACACTGCGCGGCCACGATGTCGAAGAATTCATTGGTGTCGTACGTCGATACGGTGCCAGCAAAGAAGTGCAGGAGCTCGTTGATGCTGCCAATGCGCCAGCAGAAGTGGCTCACATCGATATAGCCAGGTCATGCGGCACATGCATGCTCAAGCTGGCCTAACAATATGACTGATTATGACAGGCAGGTAATCTATGGCGACACTGAAAGGTGAGGTCAAAGCCTTCATCGTTCAGTCCCTTGCCTGCTTCGATACCCCATCCCAGGTGGTTGAGCTGGTCAAAAAAGAATTTGGCCTGAGCATCACACGTCAGCAGGTCGAATCCCATGACCCGACGAAAGCAAACGGCAGGGGGCTGGCGCAGAAGTGGGTTGAGCTATTCCACGAAACCCGCAAGCGCTTCCAGACCGAATTAAGCGACATCCCGATCGCTAACAAAGCCTATCGTCTCCGCGCGCTTGACCGGATGATGACCCGCGCTGAGGGAATGAAAAACATGGCTCTGGCTGCTTCTCTGATGGAGCAGGCCGCCAAAGAGGTTGGCGACGCGTACAGCAACAAACAGAAGGTCGAGCACACCAGCCCGGACGGCAGTATGTCACCGAGACCGACGACAATTCGCCTGGTAGGAGTTGACCCCGCAAATGGAAAGCCAAGTTGACCTACAGATACCAGCCAAGTTAGTACCCGTATTCGCGACAGAAGGGATCCGCTATCGTGGTGCTCATGGTGGGCGCGGTTCCGCTAAGACGCGCACGTTTGCACTAATGACCGCCGTCAAGGCTTACCAGGCGGCAGAGGCCAATATCAGCGGCGTGATCCTGTGCGCTCGCGAATACATGAACTCGCTGGAAGAATCCTCCATGGAGGAGGTGAAGCAGGCCATTCGCTCCGTTCCGTGGCTTGATGATTACTTCGACATCGGCGAGAAATACATCCGGACAAAGAACCGCAGAGTCAGCTACGTATTCTGTGGTCTTCGCCATAACCTCGACAGCATCAAATCCAAAGCGCGCATTCTTGTGGCCTGGGTTGATGAGGCCGAGTCTGTATCTGCTACTGCGTGGAAAAAGCTTCGCCCGACCGTTCGTGAAGAAGGCTCAGAGATATGGGTCACATGGAACCCGGAGAAAGACGGCAGCGCCACCGATAAGCTCTTCAGAAAGAACCCGCCAAAAAGCTCGATGATTGTCGAGATGAACTACGTGGATAATCCATGGTTCCCTGCGGTGCTTGAGGAGGAACGGCAGGAAGACCTGGCAAACCTCGATTACGCTGACTATGCGTGGATCTGGGAAGGCGCTTACCTCGAAAACTCCGACAAGCAGGTGCTAGCGAACAAATACGTCGTGCAAAGCTTCGAAGACGATCTCTGGAAGAAGTCGGAGCGCTTGTTGTTCGGCGCCGACTTCGGATTCGCGAAGGACCCCAGCACGCTTATTCGCATGTTTATCCTGGATAACAACCTCTACATAGAATACGAGGCTTACGGAAACGGCGTTGAGCTCGACGACATGTGGAAGTTCTACGCCGGGAAAACAGACGCCACGCCGAAGCAACTTATCGACTGGAAGGTTACCGATGAGGCTAAATTCCCAGGCATCCCTGAAGCGCGCAAATGGCCTATCAAAGCTGACAACTCTCGCCCTGAGACTATCAGCCACATCAAAGGGCAGGGGTTCAATATCTCCGCCGCTCAGAAGTGGCAGGGTAGCGTAGAGGACGGCATCACCTGCCTGCGTGGGTTTAAGAAGATCATCATCCATCCTCGCTGCAAAGAAACAGCGAAAGAGGCGCGGCTTTACTCGTACAAAACAGACCGTATCACTGGCGAAGTCCTGCCGGTTATTGAAGACAAAAATAACCACTGCTGGGATGGCGTCCGGTACGGTCTCGATGGGTACATCAAGCACAAAGCGCAAGTCGGCGCAGTATTCTTCTAAGGAGCATCGCCAGTGAGCGAACAAGATAACGGCCTTCAGATGGCTGTGAACAACCTCGCCACTGAAATGAGGCGAGCGAATTACCTGAATGCCATCGGCATCGGTGGCGGGAACACGAAGCGACCGACGCTTTACCAGGAATTTGGCTATCCGCGCACGATCACTTTCAACGACTTCTACAACATGTATCGCCGCAACGCCGCTGGCTTCGCTGTGGTACATCGCCTGCTGGAAGGATGCTGGCAGGATTACCCGGTCATTGTTGACGGTGATGAAGCGCAGGAGGCTGAGAAAACAAACGCCTGGGAAAAGAAAGTTACCAAGTTCATGAAGAAGCTCTGGCCAAAGGTGAAGGATGCTGACCGCCGCAATATGGTAGGGCGTTACTCTGCCCTGATACTACAGATAAAGGACAGTAAGCCATGGAGTGAGCCAGTTGATATCAAGCTGGTAAAAAATCTGGGTGAGGCTGCCCTGGTGAAGCTTATCCCTGTATGGGAGCCGCAATTAACGGTAGCTGAGTGGGATAACGACCGGCTCTCACCGACTTTCGCTCAACCACTGATGTTCAACTTCAACGAGCAGCCTGTTGGAGACGAGTCATTCGTCGGCCCGCTGCGCGGTGAGCCGGTACACCCGAGCCGCGTTATCCTCTTTTGCGAAGGTTCTGAAGACGACAACGTGCTGTCCGGCATCCCGCTGCTGGAGGCTGGCTTCAACAAAGGCCTCGACCTTGAGAAAGTATCTGGTGGTGGCGCCGAGGGCTTCCTGAAGAACGCCAGCCGTCAAATTGCCGTCGAGTTCAGCAAAGAAACCGACATGGCCACGCTGGCAGAACAGGCTATGAAGGCTGGCTATGCCGATCTCGGCGAAGCGATGGGCGACAAGGTCAACAAGCTTAACCGTGGTACCGATGCGGCAGCCGTGATGCAGGCCGGGCAGATGCACGTTCTGAGCGTTACACCCGGCGACCCGGGGCCGACCTGGGAGGTTACCGCGAACGAACTGGCCGCCTCCGTACAGATCCCGTTCACCATCCTGTTCGGTCAGCAGACCGGGCGACTGGCGAGCGACGAGGACAAAACAGACTGGGCTATCCGACGCAACACGCGGCGCAATGGCTTCCTGACAGACCGCATCACCGCGCTGCTGGAGCGCTTCTGGACTCTTGGGATTATCGACCCACCGACCAAAGGCGAGGTCACCATTTCGTGGAGTGACCTGCTGGCGCCCGGCGAGAAAGAGAAGATCGAGAACGCATCTAAGCTGGCCGATATC